AAAGATCTAGCAGATGTTGAGTTCTGTGTAGTCTGGAATGTTAGATTACCATCTCCAGTCTTGTCTAAAGTTTGTGCAACCGCCCCATCGAGGGTAATGTCTGGGTCACTTATGTATGTTCTAACATTAATATCAACCTCTCCAGCACTACTGTCACCAGTATTATTAGCACCAAACAGAAGATTACCACTTGTATCATTAACCTTTATATAATTTAAATAATTAAATCCTCTATAACCAGTTGTTGCTGTGAGTTCCTGATCTAGTTCAAAGTTCTCTACAGTATTTCCATCAGCAAAACCGATACGTCTATTTTGTAGTTGAGTATTATCAACACCACTAGCAGAAATAGTAACATGACCTGCTGCAGATACGTCAAAATCTTCTTGTGCGAATGACGCTAATCCTTTTTGTTTAGTTGTAACTGCACCAAGATATCTCCATGATCCAGCATCAGTAGCATCTGAATGAGTTGGAGCACCAGCACCAGCAGCAATACCTGCTATTGCTTGATAAAGTTTTGATGCATTAGTAATTTTATCATCACGAACATATGTAGTACCTGCAGCATATGCAAGTGCATCTGTTCCTTCTACAGCAGTTGCAATTGGTAATGTTGCTGAGGCAGTTAATCTACCATAGTCATCAACTGTATAATTTGTAGCGTTAACAGTTTGTGAACCAGCAGCAGAAGTTAATGATGCTGCGTTATATTCTGCACCAGTAACAGCAGTTGTGATAAGATCAATTGTTGGGTTTCCAGAAAGACCACTACCATCGGAAATGGCAATTCTTGTAGCAGTACCAGCAATTGCTCTAGTTGCCATAGTACCAGTACTAGTCCTAGATATCAAACCAGTACTAGTAAGACCTGCAACAGCAACAAGGTCTAAGTCATAAGGTTGTGCAGATGAACCTTCTACAGTTCCATTAAGTCCATAATCTGCAAGAGTTGTTGGGTTTGTAGCATTAGTAATTCTACCTTTAGCATCTACAGTAACCTTAGTATATGTACCTGTAGGTGTTGATGTACCATCATAATGAGGTAGTGTTGATACTAAACCTAATCCTGTGTTTAATGTTAGGTTTGCAGAACCATCGAATACACCAGATGATTGTACATCCCCAGAGAGTTGAATTTGTCTAGTTGAAGCAAGACGAGTAGCAGTTGAAGCGTTACCAATTAAAGTTGACGTTATAGTACCAGCAGCGAAATTACCATCCGCATCTCTCTGTACTAAAGTATTTGCAGTATTAGACGTTGATTCGACAGGTCTCTCGTACCTCAAAGAGTTCCACGCTGAAACGCCATCTCCTATTTTAAATCGACCAGTGTCTAATTCTATCCCTAATTCACCTTGAGCAAGTGTTGGGTTGGAGTTTGCCCATTCCTGAGCACCACCTCTTCTTAACTGTATTCTATTTGCCATTTTATTGGAACAACTCTATAAAACATGCTTCCCAGTTATTTATGTCATTAAAAAGGGGGAACTTAATCCCCCTTTAATTATTCTTCAGTTGTAAGGTTGTCTACCGTTTCTTCAGGTGGATTGTAATAAGTCAATGCTTCTATAGCACCTTGTAATTTAAGTGCTACAATTTCATTCTCTTTAATCTTATCTGATAGTTGCTTATTTTCATTAAGGATATTTTTTAACCTATCTTGAAAACTCTTAAGCATCTCATCTTGAGATACCTTTTCTACAGGAGTTCCTGTTTCAGAAACTGGTGTAGTAGGTACATTAGGTGTACTAGGTGTATCAGGTGCATCAATAGATGCAGTAGTTGTTGGCATAATTAAGTCCTTTCTTTGTTAGCTAACTGGGTTAAGAGGGCTTTTATCTCACCCATATCTGATTTTAACTCAGAAACATCATTTTGTAAAGCTTGATATTCCATTTCTTTAGTCTGTTCTGCCTTATACATCTTCATATATTTTTCATATGCCTTAGTATCGGCAGATTGTATAGCACCAGTGGTGGTGTCTTTCCACCACCCATCATGGTCCTCAATCGGTTGTTTCATTAGATAGCAAGTGCAATCGCTCTTAGGTCACTTATTCTTGGGATAGATGCTTGGTTAGCAGAAACAAACAATACCTTGATTTGATATTGTGTGAAGTCTAATCCAGAAACCTCATAATCATATTCTCTATACTCTTCCAATTCTGTTGTGTTTGGAATAGTTGCATCGGAAGTTGGGAAGAACTCAAATCCATATTTCTCAATGGAGTCAGTTGATCCAGATGGCAACACTCTATATAGAGGTTTGATAAATGTGTCTGGTGGACGGTATCCCGAAAATATTAGTTTGATAGATGAAGATGGATTTGTTAGATCAGCAATCTTAGTTATATAAGCAGCTTCATGCTCATCACCAACTGGTAACTTAGCAGAATCTACATTACTTGGATTATTAATCCTATTAGATGTCAAGATAATAGACATTCTATCAGTATCAATAATTGGTGAAACGTTGCTATCAGTACTTGTTAGTGTTAAATCTAATCTAAATGATTTCGCACCACCCAATTCTGTTGATTCATTAATATTTGAACAAATCAATTGAGGTTCTAGGAACTCATTACTACGATTAATCAGAACATCATAGAACTTACCATTATTACTGAATGAATTCTGACTTAGAGAAACGCCATTATTAATAGAAGTTCCACTAATTGTATTGACCCTACCTGTCATATCTGTATTAGGTAATAGAACCTTTTGAACAGAAGGTGTTACAAGTTCATACTGTATATTTTGAGAAGCAAGTATAGAAGATCCACCTGACTTAATTCCTTGTATAGCAATAGAAGTCGTTACTAGATCATATGAATCTAGAGTTGGTGACTGTAATGCTGTATGTGTCTTATTAAGTTCTGTCAATGGTATACCATCTAAGTTGTAACATTCAACAACAGATTCATCTGCTTGTGTTACAGCAGTTCCTGATACACCTCTTTCATAAACAGTAATTGTCTTACCATCTCCACTAATGGCACTGTAAGACATAATCTCATCATTGATCTTAAGGTATCCAACGTTAGATGCACTAATTGCAGTTCCATTGATAATCTTATGGAACGCACTAGCATCATTAACCTGTAAACTGGTGTCACCTGCAGCAATTGCAGATGTCAAATAAGTTGGTGTAACTTCAGATTCTATACCAGAGATGATAACATTGTTATCTAAATCATGCATAGCATGGTTAGAATGGAATACTCTAATCTTTCTTTGAGAACTTGTATATGTTGGTGAAGTTCCTACGAAAGCATCAGCAACTGCAGATGCAACTATAGTATCACCAGTATAAGTTACTGCGTTAACAGTTGCAGTTTTTGAGGATAGAGAACCAGTAATAGTTTCAGTAGATGCAGTAAAGTCAGTAGAAACATACTTAAGTGTAAGTGTATTTGTACCAGCAGTCCAAGTAACAACTTCTGCAGTAGGAGCAGTAGCTGAGTTACCAGTGATCGTTTCTCCAACCGTGAAGTCACCTGATGCACCAGTTACTGTCATAGTAGCAAGTGCTTTAGATGAAACAACTCTATTGGAAATAACACCACCAGTATTAGAACCAGCAGCCCAAGTACCTGAAATATCATTAATAGTTAAGAGAACTGCAGATCCACTAGATCCAACTGAAGTAATTGTACCTTCAGCATTAGTAGTCTTCTGATAAAGTCTAGCTCCAACTGTATAAGGAAGGTTGTTAGCATTCATTACCAACTGCAATTCTGGTTGGAATGTTTGTATAGCATCCGTTTGAAGAACTACTTGTCCTCCATTACCCCTATCTAATGCAGCATTGTTTAGAACTAATTGTGAATTAACACCAGTATTAAAGACTGCTCTGTTAACAATAAACTTCATGTCCTCATACTGGTCAGCAGTCCATGTTGATGCGTTTTGTGACTTGAATAAGACACCTGCATATGGTTGCTCAGATATAGTCCTGTCTCCAGTAATATCCAATTCACCCATCCTAGAGATCCAAACTTGATAAGAGTTAGAGTCTGATAAGAGAACGAAACAATGTTCTTGAGACTGTGGTATATAAACTGGTGCTTGGAAGGTAAACTTCGTAGCAATAGCACCTGTCTCAGAAATCTGAATATTATCAGGGTTTAATGTAGTATCAGAGAATGGTAAAATTGATGTAGTTGGATATCCATTTTCCATAGAACGTATCTGCATGGAAATAGGAATATTAGCATCCTTAGCATTAAAGTAAACATCAACTGAGGTTATATACGAACCACCTTCCTCATCAATAATAAATGACTGTGCAAGAGGGTCATACCAACCAACCTGACGTGTTTCTGTTCTAACTGTATTTCTACTTTCAGTTTGAGTTACAGTGTCAGTAACAACATCAGCATTTCTTACAGCAAGTATATTTTCTTGAATAGTTTCAAGTGTACCTGTTGCTTGATAATCTGCTTGTGCAGATGATGAAACAGTTCCTGCTGTTCTAGAATCTGTAGCACTTGTTGTAAATCTAAGAACTCTAGTACCAGTTGCCCAACGTGGGTTTGTATCTACATTTGCTGGTGGAATGAATAGAGAACCTCTATATTGTCCTCTTCTGTCAGTAATAAATCTACGATCTTTAACTACTGCTCTAGCACCAGAAGTACCTAATAATACTTCACCAACTTGAACATTACCATAATAAGTACCTGTTGCTTGTGCAGCAAGTGATACAGTATCAATATTCAAGAATGCTGTAGTAGAAGAATAAGAACTTGCTAATTCAGTATCATCATATGGATTAAATTTATAGTAGTCATCAGGGGCTGCAACTTTTAATTTACATCCACTAGTAAGACCTGTTACTGTTTCACCAACAACAAATGGTGTTGAGTTTGTTCTAGCATCAGTTGTACTATCCTTAATGAGTTCAATAATCTTGGGTGTGAAGTAGTCATCAACTCCTTGCCCATCAAAGAATGAGAAGAATGATGTTCTAGGCTTCATACGTACAACACTAACATCTACGTTTCTGGAACGTATCCAAGGTGTAGATGTTCTAGAAACGACTGTATCACCTTGAGAAATTCTATCAATTCTAGGTACAACTCTTGTTCTAACACCAGCTCTTGTTTGTCTAGAAGGTACAGTTACTCTTGTAGTTTCATCAATAGCAAGTCCACCACCCCAATCACTACGTCTACTGGTATGTCTTCTTCCTAATGATTCTCTTGTCGCTGATCCTGTCCATGTAGTTTCCCATGAACCCCACTGAGTTCCAGCAAATCCATTTTGATCTGCATTTAATCTTTCTGTTGTATCTCTAAAATCACCTTCTATACTTTGAACAGCCTCAGGTAATCTATTAGTATCAACCCAGTCATCTGATGCTGGAGTTAAATCAATACGTCCAATGTATGTAAAGACGTTAAATGGGTTAACATTTTCAGTCCTAGATGCATATGGTTGTGTTATTAATGCTTCTTCTGTATATGGAAGAGTAACAACGGGACCAGTCTTTTGATAATTTTGAGATAATGTTTCATTAATAATCAATGAAACGTTTGTTGTAAAGTGAGATGGACGTGCAACACCTTCTCTAAAGTCTAGAGATGCACCCCAATCTTCTGATTTAAGATTTGATTTTGAATGATCTGTAAAATCATCTACAAGGAAACCATTCTTCAAACGGTTTTTACCAGAAGCATCAGTAACTTCAATGTTGAAAGTATCTGTCTCCAACATATTGAGAGATGTGAAATATTCAACTTGATCAAGACGTTTTTCAAGAGCACCAATGTCTCTCATAGTAAATCTCTTATGATCAGATTTAACTATAGATACATCCTTATTTGGATTAAATCCATATGGTGCATGAGTTAATATTCCTAAGAGCATACCATCATTAAGGTTATCTGGTTCTGAAGGATCTTCAGAAGACTTACCTTTAATGATTTGGAATTTACCATTAGGTAGTAGATATAGTTTATCAATTCTAGCAAGATACCAATCAAAGTCACACTTAAAGTTGCTATTAAGTTTTGGTATATCAAATAATGTGGCAGAAGGAGTACCTGAAGTTGGGAATACTCTTGACTTAAAGTCGAACGTAGAACAGTTTACATATGCTGGTGAAGCAACAGTTCCTGTTCCAGTATATAAGTTCTTGACACCTGGACGGAAGTCCAAGAAGTCAGGCATAAACCTATTCTCAAATATATTAATATTCTTATAATCAGTTTCTAAGTAAGACTGACCACCAAAGTAATCTCCAGTAGCAGAATGACTGTAGTAATCTACGACAATTTTTAACTTTCTAATTGGTTGAACAAATCCTTTCTTTCTAGTTAATCTAGCACAAGTATACATGAATGGTGTTTGACCATTATCTACAATATAACGATCCGTAATTACTTTAGATCCGTCTACAACAGATCCAACAGAATCATTAATAATTCCACTAATAGCAGCACCTGAAGTATTGAAACCATTAACAGTTTCACCAGATGTGAATTTACCAGATAAGTAAACAATTGTTAGTTTTAAAGTACTTGAGTTGAAATCAACTACGGTTGCCCGTGCTTTAGAAGTTCTACCCGTTACAACTGTTCCTACAGAAAAGAATGTAGGTTCAACTAAAGTAATAGATGGTATTACTGGATCACTATCATCTAATGATTCATATACAGCATGAACTTTATAAGAATCTACTAGACCAAGAGATATATCCTTATCTTGTATTCTTGTTCCGTATAAGTTTGAATATGTTAAACCGTAATTTATCTTATCTAAATTCTTAGTAGTCTTATTGACTTTTAAGATAAACATTTTCTGTAACGCCTTTGTCTTTCTCTGCGTTACGTTCTTAGAAATCGTTGCTGTTACCTTAACAGATGATATATTTGTTAGGTTATCTACCTGAATAGTAGTTCTTTCAGAAGATGTGAAAGAAGTATATCCTAAAGCACCAGAGTTTGCTATATCAATAGGTATTTGATCACCAACAGGATAAGTACCGTTAGTACTACCGAGTACAGTAATAGTATAATTCTGATCTGTTATTGGTTCAAACTGCTCATTTTCAGGAAGGGTTATGGAGATAGAACTTGATGCAACAGTTTGAGCATCAAAGGTTCTTCTACAAACCATAGATTCATCAGAAATACTCTTAACATATGGTTTAGTTAGAGGACTGAATAGATCTGCATTTTCAGTTTGATTTAATTTAGATCTATATCTCACCATTACAGTATAAGTTCCTGCAGTAGGAGCAGCACCACCAGCACCAGGAGTAACATTAACAGTTTGAGCTTGATAGTTGAATATTGTAGATATGTTTGAAGATGCTAAGTTAGTAGGATCTACAAAATCAACATCAACATACTTAGTCTCAGAGAAGTAAATTCTATCACCTGGTCTTAAATCAGATGCAAAATTAGAATTTAAACCAGTAATCTTTTCAGAACCACCAGTCGCATCATAGGTAAATGTAGCACCTTGAAGGAATAATGCATCTTCCAAACGAACATCACAAGTAAATTCTACAGCAGTAGTACCTTCATCTTTACCAACAATCTGTCTGGTATCTGAATATTTGTATGTGTGGACATTAGTAATTGTATCTAATTGTTCACCATCTAAAAGTAAATATTCACCAGTAGCAAATGTTCCTTCTACTTGATACAATTTTATATGAGTTGCTGCAGTTACAGCATCAATTAAATAACCTCTTGCACCAGTTGTTCCACCAACAACTATTGATCCTTGAGCAATAGTCTTAGCAGAATTCAACTGAACTGTAGTTACCATCTGTACATCAAACAGATTTAATTTATATCTGTCATCAGTATTACCAAATGTTGTATCTGGATTACTTACATATTCACATGAAGCAACTCTAGCATAACCAATAAGATTACCAGCAGCAGTTCCAGCACTTGCTGTTAAAGTATCACGCAATTCTAAAGTTTGGTATGCATTAGTAATTGTAGATCCAGCAACATTAGGGAAACCATATAGGTTCTCTATAGTAGACCAGTTTCCAAGTTCAAATGCTATGTTAGTATTCTGTGCAGAATCTGTTTCTCTTGGTTTTACTAAGTCAATATATGTTGGTGCTGTAGTCTTAACTCTGTAACCTCTTACATACGCAATACCTGGTCCAATTTCAACAGAGTAATTAGCTTCAGTAGCACTTACACCACCACTTGTAACATCTCCAATAGAATAAACACCATTATTAAATCCATCATTGAGGTTTTCCCTCATACTGATTTGGAAATCTTTTACAACATAATCGCCATTCTCTTCAAATGTTCTTAAAGCGAGACTTTTCTCTAATTCGTCATAAGCACTACGGTCAACAATCTTCTCAACTTTATTACCATTAAGTCTTAGTAATTCTATAAAGTCCTTATCAGCATCATCTGTAAGTAATTTTTTAATTAAGTTTGTTGTTACTCTGAACCTATGAGCACCAGGAGCAGCATAATTAGATGTTCCTGCAGCGTTATCATTGAGGCTAAGGTCATCTTCTGGGGTAACAATTGACTCGAGGATTTCAAGTCCAATTCTATATTTTGGTGAAGTTCCATATTGATCAAGAAGGATATACTGATAGGGTACGTCTACAAAGAACCCTCTAATAAAGTATACACCAGATTGTACATAAGCAACAGATCCTGTTTGAATTGCTGCAGTAGGTAACAACTGTGCAAATGGTGAACCAACTTCAATCAAAGTAGTTCCAAAAGTAATTTCACTTTCAGTAATTAACTGTTCATTATTTGAAAATGTATTTTGATTTAATGCAGTACCACCAGATTCAATATACTTTACATATATTGTAATGTAGCTTTTGTCAGATTCAGCAGCAGATATACTATAAAGGACTTTGGCTTTAACACCAGAAGTCAAACCTGTAATAATTTTACCTGTAAGTTGACTACGATAATTCTCAACATCAGCACCAAGAAAACTTTCTTGAAGCATGATACAGTCAACATTTAAGTCATAACCAACCTGACCTGGTATGACCATTGCACCATCTTTAAAGGTATGAGAACCAATGTTCTCAACCTGATTTTGCATGATGCTTTGCATCGTGGATAGTTCTCTTGCCTGTATAGGAAATCCAGGTCGGAACAGCACTCGATAAAAGTTTTTCGTTTTATCAAAGTCGTCGTAATATGGGGTGACGTTTAGATTAGTATTTTGTGCCATTCGTTTAGAACTCTATTACGATTTTAATATCTTCTACTTGGTCGTTTGCACGACTGATTGATCTTCTATTATCTATGTAAACAACCTGACCACTATTTGACTTAATCTCTGGTTTTGCGTAACCGTTATTAAATCTCATACCGAGGTCATATTCGGTGTTATTAATAGTTCTAGAAGATGAGTTTGGAACTGCAGGGAAGTTTACATCTGGTTGCCCAGCTGCACCTGAAGTTGCACCGCTTATAGGGTTGGAACCATCAAACTCGTTTTGTGTACCAGTAACTTCTGGGAAAATACCATCAACAGCATTTTGATAGTACTTTAATAGTTTAGTAGTTGAGTTCCAGGATATAACTCTCGCACGAGCAGTGACGTTTGCACCACCAACAACTCTAGTTTGAGTGATAATTTCATCAGGGACATAATTACCTTGGAATGTAGGAGAGAATATAACTGCTTTAGTAGCAGAAACTGTAAGGTCTGATATCAACTCAGTTGTACCAAACTTAAGAGGATTAGTAATTAAACCAATTCTTCTGTAGTCGTTATCAACTGGGAAGTCTCCAGCACCTTCATCATATGATAGTTTGGCATTAATCATGGTTCTGAAAGCACCGATTTCAACCACTGCATCACTTCCATGACCACCAGGAGGAGGAATGATAACATCCACCTGCCCACCAGTACCAGTACCAATACCTGTAATATTATCAACAGATATTTTAGCAAAAGTATAACCAGTACCACCAGAAGTAACAGTAGCGGAAATAATCTTACCTCCATCGATAACAACGCTAAGACGACCACCAGTGCCGTCACCGTTGATAGAAACGTTATCATATGTTCCATTGTTGTAACCTGTACCTGCAGCAGTAATAACTACAGTATCAATTTCACCTTCAACAGCATTAGTTTTCACTGCAGCATTAGTGAAGACTGGCATATAATCGTTCGAGAAGAACTTAAGAACAGATGCAACAGGAATAGTATACATGTACTTCCATCTATAACCATCACCAGTAGTAATGATTGAAGTAGATGTACCAGTAGGTTCAACAGTCGAGGGTTTTCCGTTAGGATCGCTAGGAGACGTTCCGTTATAGATGCACTTATATACTTGATACTGAGAGTTTACAACGTAAAAGTCAGAATCATATAATTTAGTAGCACCAGATGCAGCAGTTTTAGTTGGTGAATAATCATGCCTGTACATGTCATAGGTGAAACCTAATCCACCAGTAGTTTGTTCTGGGGAAACCCAGTCAATTCTACGTACAACCTGTACGGTATCAGCAGCGAGAACCCTTTTAAGGGATATCATATCATCATATGATCCAGAGAATTCTGAAAATGAATCTACCGCTTGCGGTGGAGAGTTTTCGTTATCCCACGATTGAGGTCTTCCAATAAACAGATACACCCTATCACGATTGGCACCAGCTGCCGTATCGGATTGAGTCGCATCTGGACCTTCAAGTGCCTTAATGAATTTCTTTGCTGAAAAAATTCTAAATTGATCAGTTAATAGAGCTGCCATGTCCTAGTGACTATTGTCCTCTTGTTTATTTATGTCGTTACGCACGAACCTGTGTTTGATACTCAATTCTCTTAATTCTATAAGAAGCACCACCAGTACCTGTGCAGAGTTCTCCACCCAATACTGCCTGTGCTATAGCACCGCTTGAAGTGCTATTAAATTTACCATCTAGTATATTATTAGAGCTATCCGTAAATAAAACATATGGATGATCATAATAAGAACTATCTATAGTTTTCTTATATCCATAACCACCATTAGTTATATTGATTGATGCAACTTGGTCTCCTGCAGCCGTCATTACGGCAGTACCAGTTGCCTGTATATCACCCATAGGACCACCCCAGTTTATTGTTTCCGCATTTCTGGTTTCACTTGTAGGTGATGTTAGTCCTTGTATTTCTAAAAGAGGAACTGCACTGTAGTTAGTTCCTGGATTTTGAATGATAAAATCGATTATACTGGAATTATGAGAGAACTCATAAAGTAAACCATTAACACCAACATTAATATTACCAGTGTTAAATGGTGTTACTGCTTTAAGAACCAATATTTGATTTGTAGTATCCCAAGAAACAACTGTTCCTTGAACTCCAGATATAGAACCAGTAACAATTTCATTAACATTATAACTACCACCATTGCCAGTAGCATTATCAAGATATAATGTAGTAAGTGCAGTATGTTCTACACCATCACTCAATCCACCTGCAGCTGATATAGTTGCATACTTAAATGGTATATCACCATCTTTAATACTATCACCAACTTGGAATAGAGTTGTATTCTGACCACCTAATGTTTCTTCAATACCATAAAGTGAACTAAAGATACCACCATCTAGTTGTATCTGATTTTCAAAATCTGTTCCTGTATTTACTAGATCAGGAATACCATCACCTATTGATGTAGGTAAAATATCTTGGAATGCTTTATCTTGTAAAGTTGAGATAGGTACTGTTAAAGTTGTAATTACCTCATTTTGTGCATCAATAATAGTGTGTGGTTGATATGCTGAAGTAGCACTATCAGCAACACCAGCATCAAATTGTACAATAGCATCTTCTGTAGATGGAATACCAGCATCAATAAATGCTAATTCATCAACTTCAAATGTAACAAGTAACTCTCTAGTAGCAGGATCCCAATCATATACTTTAGCAACCTTGTTACCAGCATTTTCAACTCTTCTAATAACACGATCACCTACACTAAATTTGTAGTTTGAAGTGCCATCTTCTGCATTCTGTCCACTATCAAGAATAACACGTTGGTCATAATTAAAATTAACACCTCTAGTTATACCAGAGAATTTACCAGCTGCTTTACTTGTATATGATATAGTTTCCTTATTGATAATAAGTTTTCCAGAACCAGGATATGCATCAGTAGAATCAACATATATGCTTGTATCTGATGCAGTCATATCTTTAACAAGACCAGTAAGATAATTTGCACCTGAGTTATATGCCTGTCTTGCTCTGGTCTTACGTTTAAGATTAACTAGTTTTGTGAATATAACACTTGGTTGAGAAGTATAACCTTTACCTTGATCAGTAACTGTTATAGAACTAATAGAACCTTGAGAAATAGTCGCAACAGCTTTTGCACCTAAACCTCCACCACCATTAATTAAAATGTAAGGAGGTTCTTGATAATATTCACCACTATCTACAATAGATATTGAAGTGACCTTACCTAAAGTATCAATAGCAGCAGCACCTTCTGCACCAGATCCACCACCACCTTCAAAGATTAGTGTTGGGGGAGATGCATATTGTCTACCACCATTAAGTAATGAAAGACCTGTTATTGTTTGAACTACTGGACTTGCTGTAGCACCTGATCCTGTACCACCTAAAATTCTTGCAGTTGCAGTACCAAAATAGTTATCACCCTTTTGGGTCATCTTAACGTAAGCAATCGTACCTGGATTATCGGTACTTAAAACAACCTCACCCTCTGCACCAGCAGGGAATACATTGTTAGCATCAGGAGGTGTATCACCTTCAAATAGAGGAACTCCGTAAAATCTTGGACCAATAACATAAGGAAAAACAGGAGTACCTGCACCATCCTCTGTCATAAAGTAAGCATAAGTTCCATTTGGATACTCAGGAGTTACTCCAAACTTACCATTATAAGGATCTAGAGTTCCAACAGGTTGTACATATTTCCAATTACTAGTAGTACCACTTGTATGTACAGGTTGTGATCCACCACTACTAATAGCAGCAGTTGCTTCGTAAATTATTCCAGATGAGTTTCTTACAGTAGCATATTGAGCATAAGCAGTACCACTATCCCAAGTAGGTGAGTTATCCCAAATATGATCCTGAACTACATCACCAAGAACATAACCTTCCTGAACAGTTCTTACACCAACAGATGCAGTTGTTTCAGCAAATGTATATAAAGCAGTAGTAGAATTTGAAGGTACTGTGAACCTTAATTCTCTTGCAGTAGCTGCATCAAATCCAGCTAAGTATTCAGCATATGTTTTTTCTACACTTTCTAAGTAATACTTAACTCCTGTAGTGTAAACATATGATGCAGTACCTGCTACACCAGCATGCCAACCATCTTCAGTAGATGATATTAGTAGTATTTCATTATCATTACTAGCATCATTTTGCTGGAAGACGTATGTTTTTCCTCTCTTCAAATCTAAGAATGGTGGAGTAGTACCACCAAATAAGAACTTACCACTAGAAACAGTTACAACAAATGTTTCTGTAGATGGTGTAATTACCTCTGGTCTACCACCATCAAGTTCTCCAGTTGTTTTAAATCTAAATCCAGATATTTCTTTAGCAATAGTACCAGTAGAAGTATATCCATAAGGTCCGTAAATAGGATATCCATCATAAGACATACCAACAATCTTGGAATGTCCATCAGCATGTCTTGAATAATCAGGACCAGTTGCAAAGAAATCAGTTACATAATAATCATTAACTAATGGATCATTATCAATTGTTGCATTAAAACTAATATATCCCTCATCTCCAGCATACCCAGACATATATCTGTGATGTTTGCAGTAATAATAAATGCGATTAGTATTTTCATCGGCATTCATTATCAATAATGGTTGAAACTCATTCTCATAATCAGCAGCAGGATAATCTAAAGAAGTACTGTTGTAGTAAAGAGTACCACCATTTAATGTACCATCAGCAGTTGTACTAAACTGCATAGGATGTCCTTGAGGATGAGTACCAGTTATACCATTACTACTATCCGATTGGTTCCATAAAATTAAATAATTTCTCTGGACTTGTATATTTTGTGGAGCAAAATAATAAGTTCCTGGAATAAATGCTCCAAATTCCGAAGCATCAGTACCAAAATCAATATAAAAAATACCGTTAGTTAATGCTATAGGAACTGTATTAATCTTAAATCCAAATCCTGTTGATCCTAAAACTAAATCCTGATCATTAAAAGTTCCACTTGTTTGTCTAAGGTATATTCTAGTAATATTATTACCACCATCTCTAACAATTCTTGCAATTTCACCTCTACCATTTCCACTAATAACATCAACAGTTCTTCCTACTTCAACAGTTCCTATAGATTCATCAATATTAGTAACTGTTAACATGATATTATCAAATTCTACTTTGATATTCCATGTAAATTGCCTTAAGTTACCAAATTCAAAAGTACCATTCTTAAGTTTAAATTCATTAAGAACTCTACTTGATTGATAATAACTGACATTATTCTCAACTACAGCATCATATACTGTATTATTTTTTACATAACTATGCTTTACACTATCAAGAGCAAATCCTGGAAATGGGTTACCGTCTGGACCCCATTCTGGAGTATGCAATAAACCACCATTCGCTAAAATACCTGTAACCTTATCTGGTTGTGCTTCTCTAGTACCAGGATTAGGAACGTCTTTACCACCTCTATAAATGAAAGTCTGATCAAATGATCTATCAACTAAAGGACCACCGCCAGGAACCCTCTCAGCCTGTGTAGGAGTGGGTTTAGGATGGTTATCTGATTGTACTCTTAATCTATCTGTCTTTTGTGGAGGTGAGGCACTATTTAAAGCAAATAAACCACTAGTAGGAGAATTTGGATGTGACTGCCAAATCTTATTAATATCAAATGAATCTACTACATTTGGTGTTTCTGCTTGAGGGTATATTCCCAATCTTAAAGGATCGTATCCTTTACCTCTATCAAGAACACGTACATGAATTATTCTACCAGAATCTTGATCTATGATTGGATATAATATTGCTTCTTGAGTTGGAGTGCCACAACCCGTCACCGTCAATCTTGGAGGATCTGCAGATGTATATCCAGTACCTCCATTGACTACTTTAACTGCACGAACACCAAATACTTCATCAAAAATTGGTTCAATTACAGCACCACTTCCAGAAACAGTTCTTGCCATTTATTAACTCACAACGTTAATTTGTCCTTGCATCGCAGCATGGATTGTACATTGATAGTAAAGTGTGCTTGGAGCATTCATAGGTACAGTCCAATAAAGAACTGCAGTTCCACTACCAGATTGACCATCTGTATATGGAGTACCACTCAATCCTTGAGTACTTTGTATTCTGAAAGGATGTGCAGTGGATTGTATAGTATTGTCAAATGCATAAGTAAATCCTCTTTGAACATACAAAGTAGGGTCACTTTGAGGAGATGCAAAACCAGGTCCATTGATAGTATAATCAGATGAACCACTTGCATTTACTTCCCACCATATAATTGGACTTCTAGTTACAATCCAACTAGTTCCATTATAGAATAATGAATCACCTTGAACTACACTAGAAGTATCAGCATCTGTTAAAGCAGCAAGTGTAGTTGTCAAAGTTCCAGAGAAATTGATTGTACATGTATCTCCAGAAACTGCAGTAGTTATATTTGTACCACCTGCAATAGTTAATGTATCTGTCTGACTATTTGCTGTTGTTGTACCAGTGTCACCTACAATAGATGCCCAAAGGTTAATAGAAGAAATACCAGCAGAATCATCTCCAGGTTTCCACTTACTAGCAGTAGAATCCCATTTCAAAACTTGGTTATTAGTAGGAGCAGCAGTTGTAGTATCAACGTCTGCTAAAATATCAACACTAGAATATTCTGTTACAACCTTTGCTCTTACATCACCAGCACCACCTGCAGTAATATTAATATTTACATATGGGTTGTCATCACCATCTACTGTGAAATAATATCCTGTGTATGTTGCAGCCGCAGGAGCAGCAGCAAGTGAAGCAAATTCGTTTTTATACTTTACTTTTGTTGGTAAATCTATTGTTCCGTCACTACCTTCAAATGTACTAGTAACACCACCATTAGAAATAGTTACATCTCCAGTTCCGTTAGGAGCAATTACTATATTGCCATTGGCACTAGAAATAATCGAATTTCCATTAACATCTAATGCTGATGTCAAATTTGAATAATCTGACGGGAGAAAACTAGAACCATTATAACGTAACACCTGACCAACAGCAGGGTTAGTAACGCTGAGGGTTAATGTTGTACCGTTACCAATAGCACTGTAAATCTCATTAAAGTTGTCATTTATCTTGTCACCACCAACTCTCAGAGTATCCCCTGTATTATCGTTTGCTGCAGTACCAAGACCTAGAGATTGTTTAGCCATTACTCGCTACTTTTTTAGTTATTTATTAGTGTTTGATTATCCTATTTCAGGATCAACGAATTCTTCTCCATAAGCACTTAAGTCAGGAGCAGTCCAATCGTCAGGGACTGAGGTTTCAACTGCGATACCTGGAGTTTCATATCCAGATCCAGGATTACTTATCTCAACACCACCAACACCAACTAGTGCCTTGATAGAACCCTCAAAACCAGAGATTGAATCAATTCTTACTGTTGGTCTAGAAGTATATCCAGATCCACCAGCAGTTACTTGAACTGAATCTATAAACCCTTGGGTTATTGCTGCTGATCCTTTGGCATCCTTACCAAAGACTGATCCAAGATAGTCGAAGGTGATTAAGGAGTTTGATGATTCAATAACAGCAACTTCTCTAGATTCTGTCTCACCTTGGATGTCAATAAAGTCACCTGGTTCAACTGGAGGTACAACCTCAGCAGCATCAACGTCTGCCTCAGAACCAACGTATGAGAAGGCAACGAATGTTGATCCCACACGAGGAATTTCAGAGAAGATAATTCTAGAACCAACAATCTCGAAACCTACACCTGGTTCCTGAAGAACACCGTTAAGCGAAACAAGAATATTGTTTTCTG